CAAAGAACTCGTCGCGGAAAGGGCAACATCATCATGTGCTCTGCAGACGTTGCTTCTGCACTGACCATGGCTGGTGTTCTCGATTACACCCCTGCACTCAACGCTAACCTGAACGTTGATGACACCGGTAACACCTTCGCTGGTGTTCTCCAAGGTAAGTATCGTGTCTACATCGATCCTTATTCCTCCAACCTGACCTCTGCTAACGCAGCAAACGGCAACCAGTACTACGTTGTCGGTTATAAGGGTACTTCACCTTATGACGCAGGTCTGTTCTATTGCCCATACGTACCTCTGCAGATGGTCCGTGCCGTGGGTGAGAACTCCTTCCAGCCCAAGATTGGCTTCAAGACCCGCTATGGTCTCGTTGCTAACCCATTCGCAGAAGGAACCAACCAGGGTCTCGGCGCTCTCAAGGTCAACCAGAACCGCTACTATCGTCGCGTTGCTGTTAAGAACCTCATGTGATCCATTGGATTCACACTTTTCAAGAGGACCTTCGGGTCCTCTTTTTTTATGCTAAATACTTAAAATTTTCCCAGAAAAATGCCTTTCCATATTAAGAAACCAAGTTTGATTGATTCAAGCGTTACTGTCTACTATGCAGGTAGCAGAAGATGGACTGATGATTATACTGGTAGAACCACATATGCAAATGAGGCAGATGCCAACGCACAGATGGTGAACACCGATGGAAAAAACGGTGGTTGGACTGGTGCTACCGTTGTAAGTGAGTGATTGAATGGCTGCTACAGTAAGGACTTCTACACAACCCACAAATAGAAACTACCTTTCACCAACTGGTTTTAAGTTTACTATCACCAGAAGTCCTAAGGTATCATTCTTTTGTAATCAAGCAAATATCCCAGACTTAAATCTTGGGGTTGCTGTGCAACCTACTTATCTCAAGGACATTGACACTCCTGGAGATAAGATACAGTTTGGCGACTTAACTCTTCGTTTTCTTGTAGACGAGGATCTTAAAAACTTCATGGAAATCCAAAAGTGGATTCGTGGGTTGGGATTTCCAGAAAGTGGACAGGAGTTTAGAGATCTTGAATCAGATGCTACTCTTCCTAACTTAGGATATGCACAACAGGGTGATGACATCTATTCTGATGGAACGCTTCAGATCTTATCAAATAATCTGATTCCTCAGTTTAACGTCAACTTTAAAGACATGTTTCCATACAACTTGACCACAGTTGTGTTTGATGCTACCGACACAGACATTCAATACTTTACAGCAGAGGTCAGTTTCAAGTATACTATTTACAGTATCACTGACTTATCTGGCAATCCTTTATGATCGATCTTGACAAAGTTCAAGAGATGTGGGTGAAAGACTCAAAAATCGATATGGATAATCTCCACACGGAGTCAACCAACATTCCATCTCTTCATGCAAAATACTTTGAGTTATATAATACCATCTTTCTTCTTAGAAAGAAAGCAGAGCAACAGAAGAAAAATATTCGACACGAAAGATATGAATACTTCAGTGGTAAAGCAGACCCTGATGTATACATAGAAAATCCTTTTCCTAAAAAGATTCGCGACAAAGATACAATGCAGAAGTATCTTGACGCAGATGAGAAACTCTCTTCAGTATGCTTGAAAATTGATTACTATGACACTATACTTGTGTATATTGAGAGCATTCTCAAGCAGATCAGTAATAGAACGTATCAAATCAAAAACGCAATAGAGTTCATGAGATTCAACTCGGGGTTAGGATAATGAATGATGAATGGGTTTATCAAAACGATGATTACGATCCAGATGAAACTTATGTCGAACTACAGTTTGGTCCAGAGGATCTGCATCTGATTTATAAATCCGTTTGTGTTCATTTAGATAAATGGGTTGGAGGTCATCCAGATGAGCAAGCAAGACTTCAATACCTTAAGAACTTTCTTTATAGAGTAGTGCTTGAATATAAGTACAACATGGACTGATAAATATTCACAGATGTATGGATATCTGTGATTGACACGACAGCGAATCTTGTTATTTCCAAATCCAACGAAGTATTTTTAAAGATTAATACTGAACCTCACATAGAATATGAACTTAGAGATCACTTTAAGTTCGAGGTTCCTAATGCAAAATTTATGCCACAGTATCGTGGCAGGAACTGGAACGGAGAGATACACTTGTACGACATGAGATCTAAGCAGATCTATGTTGGGTTGCTAGACAAGATCGTCCAGTTCTGTGAGAACTACGGATATAGTTATAAGTTTGAAGACAATAAGTTTTACGGCACTCCTTATGAAGAGAATGACTTTATCTCTTTTGAAGGAGTCAGAGATTATGTGAGATCTATTTCGGTTCACGAGCCACGACAATACCAAGTCGAGGGAGTATACGATGCTCTAAAACACAACCGAAGACTATTGATATCTCCCACTGCGTCAGGCAAATCTCTGATGATTTATTCATTAGCAAGATATTACGTTGGGCAAGGGAAAAATATCCTGGTAGTTGTTCCCACGACCAGTCTGGTAGAGCAGATGTATAAGGACTTTGGGGATTATGGGTGGGACGCCGAGAGTTACTGTCATAAGATTTATAGTGGGAGGGAGAAGAATGATGATCGTCCAATTGTCATAACTACATGGCAATCTATCTATAAACTTGACAGGAACTGGTTTGAGAAGTTTGATGTTGTGATTGGTGATGAAGCACATCTTTTCAAATCAAAGTCATTGATTCAGATCATGACCAAACTACATCATGCAAAATATCGTTTTGGTTTTACAGGTACACTTGATGGCACACAGACACACAAGTGGGTGTTAGAGGGTCTCTTTGGTCCGTCTTACAAGGTTACAAGAACTGAAGAGTTGATGAGACAAGGACATCTCTCACAACTTGATATTCAATGTCTAGTTCTTAAACATGCACCACAAAAGTTTGATACCTATGAAGATGAGATTCAATATCTTATATCTCATGAACAGAGAAATCGTTTTATTAAAAACTTAGCACTAGATCTTAAAGGGAACACACTTGTGCTTTTCCAGAGAGTGGAGAGTCATGGAAGCATACTCTACGAGGAGATAAATAACAACAAGGGTGATGACCGTAAGGTATTTTTTGTACACGGTGGTGTTGATGCTGAAGAACGAGAATTAGTAAGAGAGATAACAGAGCGAGAAAACAACGCTATTATCGTCGCCTCTTATGGAACTTTTAGTACAGGTATCAATATTAAAAAACTCCATAATGTTATCTTTGCCTCTCCAAGTAAGTCCAGAATCCGCAATCTTCAAAGTATTGGACGAGTTCTTAGAAAAGGAAAAGGAAAGGTAAAAGCAACACTGTACGATATAGCGGATGATTGTACATCTAACTCAAGAAAAAATTATACACTCAATCATTTTATAGAAAGAATCAAGATTTATAATGAAGAGAGTTTTAATTATGAGATAATCACTATTCAACTTAAGAAATGATAGAAGACGATTTTTACGCTACATTAAAGTTTAAGTCTGGTGAAGAAATCTTTGCTAAGGTTGCTGCTTCAGAGGAAGATACAAGAACAATGCTTTTGGTTTCAAACCCAGTCATTGTAAATGAGATAAAGACAAAACATGGTGTAGTTGGATATAAAGTAGAACCATGGCTCAAGACAACAACTGATGATATGTTTATTATTGACTTATCTGATATTCTTACGATGTCTGAGTCTTTCGATATAGAAATGATAATGATGTATCAAAACTACGTCAGACAAGCAACTAAAGAAGGTAACTATACAAAGATAGATCGTAAGATGGGATATCTAGGTAATGTTAATGATACTAAAGAAATCCTAGAAAAGATCTTTAAGAATAGTAAGAATACTAAAAGCTAAAGCCTTCTTATCAAACTCCACAAAGTTATTCTACTTGTATTTCAGATACTGTCAAGTCCTTACTTGCTATTATTGTCTTAAGATGATATAATCCATACATATTATGAGATATACTTATGATAAGACCGGGTATGGCTAAGAGAAAAAGGTCCGAACATTACGTTAATAACAAAGAGTTTCTTGCTGCTCTTATCAAGTATCGTGAAGACAAAGAAATTGCAGAGATGAAGGGTCTTCCCAAACCTCCCATTCCACGCTACATTGGGGAGTGTTTCTTGAAGATCGCAAATCACTTGTCCTTCAA